AGATTGCAGGTACATAACCACCGTGCAGTCTTCTGGCTTTCGAATGTCGATTTGGCGTATGGTAAATTTCATGTGTAAACCCCGTTTATGGTTAGTTTACGATGAATTATTCTAGCGCAGGTTAAATTTTCATGGTATAAACTAAACAAGACTGGGAACCTCCTAGTCCTATAGACTGACCCAGCAGACGATGCAGAGACTATAGGACGATGTACTGCATATACAAGGAATTATCATGGCACAAGCTTCATTTTCAGGCCCAGTAAACCTAGGCGCGTTCACCGTTGCAACCGCACCTACTGTGGTTTCTACAGGTAGCGTGGCGTACTTTTCGAACGGCGCTGCTGGCGCTCCGGTCCTAGCGTTTTATGATGGCACCAACTGGAAGCGATCAGATACCTTAGCCACCATCTCCGCCGTTTAATTATTCGCTGCACCCCTGTGAAAAGGACGCGACGTAATGGCGAGCCCGATACGAAAAACCACCAAAGGCAAAGGCCGTAATTATTTAAGCACCAAAGAAGGTGCTGGTATGACGGCAGCCGGACGGAAGGCGTACAACGAAAAAACAGGTTCGAACCTAAAGGCTCCACAGCCCAAGGGTGGATCACGTAAAAAATCATTCTGCGCTCGCATGAGCGGTATGCCCGGCCCCATGAAAGACGAGAAAGGTCGCCCTACCCGCAAAGCCGCTAGCCTCAAACGTTGGAAGTGTTAAAGATGAATTTTGAAGCTATCTGGAGCGGTGTTTTAACTATTGCAATGGCTACAGTAGGTTGGCTTTTAGCTGCTAGGTCAAAACAAATGGATGAATTTAAGGCTGAGTTTCAACGTATTGCTATATTACTCAATCGCACAAGAGAAGAATTAGCGAAGGAGTATGTTACAAAAGCTGAAGTTCATGCCGATATCAACAGGGTGTTAGACCGTTTAGAACGTCTAGATGAAAAACTAGATAGGTTAATGGATAGTAAACGTGCCAACAACTAGCAAAAAACAAGAGCGTTTTATGCAGGCGGTATCGCATAATCCTAAGTTTGCAAAGCAAGTAGGCGTCCCCCAAAAGGTGGGCAAAGAGTTCACTAAATCAGAAGGTGGTCAAATGAAAGACTCAAAGAAAATGGTTAAGAAAGAAATCGACTTCATGAAAAAGAAGGGCGCTCCTAAGTCGATGATTAAGCATGAGAAGTCAGAAATGATGGCTTGCGGCGGTAAAACCAAGAAGATGGCTCGTGGTGGCGGTGTTGAAACACAAGGCAAAACCAAGGGCGCAATAATTAAAATGGCTAGCGGTGGATCTGTCTCTAAACGCGCCGACGGTGTCGCACAGCGCGGTAAAACCAACTGTAAGGTAGTTTAATCATGCCTAACAAAGACTACACCGCTGATGACATGACAATTTCTCCTGCCGCGCGTAAAGCAATGGAAGAGCAGGAAGCCCAGCGCAAGCTAGACGCCGAACAAGAACGCCGTCAAAAAGGTATGGAAGACGCGTCGAAAGGTAAGTTCCGCGAGCTACGTAAAACACTGGGCGTTAAATCGCCGGTTAAAAAAGCCAAGGGTGGTAAAGTTGGTTCAGCCTCTAAACGTGCTGACGGTTGCGCGACCAAAGGCAAAACAAAGGGACGGTTTGTGTAATGCGACCTTCACGCGGCATGGGGGATATTAATCCCAGTAAAGTGCCCAAAATGGGCATACAGTCACCCAAAGTGGGCACGCGCAAGGACGGCGATAAGTTTGACATGTACGCGAAAGGTGGTAAGACTAAGTCCAAAGTAAACGAAGCGGGTAACTACACCAAGCCTGAACTGCGTAAGCAGATCTTTAACCGGATCAAAGCCGGTGGTAAGGGTGGTAACCCGGGGCAGTGGAGCGCGAGAAAAGCGCAAATGATGGCTCAGCAGTATAAAAAAGCTGGCGGAGGGTATCGTGATTGATTTTGTGAAGAAGCAGTTTGATGTCAGCCAGCAGTTGTTAGCGGCTATGGCTCTGGATCAGAAAGACCGCATGGAAGGATTTGTGGCTTGGGGCGAACTTAACGCCGATCTTGTCAAAAAACTTGCCGAGCGTGATAAGATTATTGTTGAGTTACGCAGTAGACTTCAGGCCTATGAGGCAGTAGAAGCTAGATGAAAAAACCGCAAGAATCCTTGAAGAAATGGGGTGAGCAGAAATGGCGCACTTCAGATGGTTCGCCATCAAAAGGGAAGAAGCGGTACTTACCCGATGCAGCATGGAGTGCCCTGAGCCCTGCGGAGAAAGCCGCGACAAACAAAGCGAAAGCTGCGGGCAATAAGAAAGGCAAGCAGTTCGTGGCGCAACCAAAGAAGGTTGCCCAAAAAATTAAAGGCTACAGAAAATGACCACTATTACACAGCCTGTTACTGGTAAAAAAGAATACTTGGCATCTTATTATCAGGCAAATAAAGAAAAGATAAAGGCACGGTCAAAAGAGTATCATCATAAGGTTTATAAGCTTAAGTGGGCAAATGCAACTGACGAGCAGCTTGCTGAGCGACGTAGAAAGTGCAATGAAGCTGCGGCAAAAACAAAGCCTTGGATAACGCGCAGAAAGCGAAGGCCCGAGGCGTATTTGTTCAATGTCGCCAAACAAAGAAGTCGACGAAAAGGCACGGAGTTTTCAATTACAGTAGAAGACTTAAAGATGCCAGAATTTTGTCCGCTTTTAGGTGTTAAGTTGGATTCGTATTCCGATAGCGTGGATTTGCACCCTTCGATAGATCGCATTGACTCGAGTAGAGGGTATGTCAAGGGGAATGTATGGATAATTAGCCATCGTGCTAACCGCATAAAAAGTGACGCCACTTGCGAAGAATTGATTAAAATTGGATTGGCATTACAAGGAGTAGCCCCGTGACCACATCCGGCACCGCTGTTTTTAACCTTGATGTATCAGACCTCATTGAAGAATCCTTTGAGCGTTGCGGTCAAGAGTTGCGTACGGGCTATGAGCTAAAAACTGCTCGCCGGTCGTTGAACTTACTCACGGTTGAGTGGGCGAATCGCGGTATTAATCTGTGGACTATCGAGCAGGGAGAAATCCCTATGGTTACAGGGCAGGCGACATACGACATCCCTGCGGACACGATTGACTTGCTGGATATGGTTGTACGTACAGGCTCTGGGCAAAACCAGACCGACATTAACATCAGTCGTATCTCAGAGCCAACCTATTCGACTATCCCTAATAAAAACGCGTTAGGGCGCCCCATTCAAGTCTGGATCCAGCGCCTGCGGGACAACCCTAAAATCAGCGTGTGGCCTACTCCTAACGAGCCGGGGTCACAATACACTTTTGTATATTGGCGTTTACGACGCATTCAAGATGCTTCAGGCTCGACCCAAACGATGGACATTCCGTTTCGGTTTTTGAACTGCATGGTTGCAGGGCTGGCGTACTACTTGTCTATGAAGTTGCCTGTTGACCCCGGTCGCCGTGCTGAGTTGAAGATGGATTACGAACAGCAGTTGCAGATGGCTCAGGATGAGGATCGCGAGAAGGCACCGATCAGGTTTGTACCCCGTGCAATGTTTTACTAGGATAAAACATGCCTAATCAGTTTTCGTCGGGTAAGTTTGCTATCTCACAGTGTGATCGCTGTGGGTTTCGGTTTAAGCTAAAACAGTTAAGAAGCCTAACGATTAAGACGAAGCAAGTCAACATACTGGTATGTTCAGAGTGTTGGGAGCAGGACCATCCGCAGTTAAGACTTGGGATGTACCCAGTTAACGACCCGCAGGCGGTTAGAAACCCCCGCCCAGATAACAGCTATGTTGTTAGTGGGGTAGATATAGATGGGGATCCATCGGGCGGCAGTCGTATATTTGAGTGGGGTTGGGCCCCAGTTGGGGGCAGTAGAGATGGCGGTTTGACGCCAAATGAATTAAACTTAAGCATTAGCATTGGTACTGTTACAGTATCAGTTATTTAGGAGTTATCATGAAAGAGCAGATGAAGAAAGTCGCTAAATCAGCCGTCAAGTCTCACGAAGACAAGATGCACAAGGGCTCTAAGAAGATGGCTAAGGGCGGTAAAACCAACGAGATGATGAAGACCCGTAGTCGTGATATGGCTAAGGTGATGAATCAAAGGGGTAAGTAATGCCTAAATTCAGTCGCAAGATTGGGGGTAAAGAAGTTGGTGACGCGCAAGTTTACGCGGAACCCCACACAATGCAAGGAGGTCCTGTGAACCTAAAAGACGTTATTAGTAAGAAGCCTGACCCTAATACAGTTAGCGCTAGGGATATGAGTTCGACAGCCGCGCCCCGCGTGTCTATGGGCGACCCCGGTGCCGATAATGTGAAGACCAGCGGCATGAAGATCCGTGGTACTGGTGCAGCGACTAAGGGCTT